AGACTGAGACTGTGAACCGCCCATTAGTTGTGAAGCTTGTTGTCTGCGAACATCCTGGGGATCTTGACCCCCATACATTTGCCCTCCACTTCCATTAAGCTCAAGATACATTCGTATAACCTGTATCTTTGCTTCATTGTCTCCTTGAGTCATAGCTGTCCTGTACATCGAATCCTTATTCACCCATTCTATAAAAGAACGATCATCTTCGATTTGAGGCCAAACACCATGCCCAAGTTGCCCGTCAAAAAATGACTGCCGTGTCATAGACTCAAACTTTTGATTCAAGTCATTGATTGGTGTGTCATATTTATCTTCGACAAATCTACTTATCTTGTCATCAAAGTTTTCTTGTTGTTGAGACTTAAATGCTGCCATTTGTTTTCTTACGAGACGCTCTGCAATTCTTTCCGAAGTTCTCATTACTTCGGGGAAATCTTCGATCACTCGTAAATCATCTTCTGACAATTCATCTTCATCTACATTATTTTTAGCCTGTGCATTAAGTTCGTTTTCACGTTCTATTACCGCTAGCCTAGCTCTTAGCTCTTGATTTTCGCCCTCTTTTTTTTGCTGTGCGCTATATGCACGATCAGCGTGAGGTCGGATATCTTCGTAGCTTTTAGTAACTGAAGCTAATTGTTTTTTTAACTCAGTTAATTCTTCATTTGATACTGAGTTGTCTTGTTCTTGCTCTGGCATTTCTCCATTAAGAGGTGCTTCTAGCATATTATTACTCATCATTATGGGTTAGCGACTCACGAATCAAACGATCAAGGTCAAGTACATTCTTGATTTCTTTGATCTCTCCGATGAGTACATTAAAACTAGCTACTGAAGTTCCGTCATAGAGGGGCTTCTCTGAGAGTCTTCCCTCTTTCCGTTTAAGTCTAGCCAATAAAATATTAGAGAGGCTCTTCCATCTGGGGTCTTCCTCCAGAGTCAGAAGGTATTCCAGCTTCTCCTTGTCCAGACTGTTGCTCTTGTGCAACTGCCTGTTGTTGCTGTTGTTCTGCTTCCTGCTGCTGTTGAATTTGAACATTCTGTTGTTCTTCCATTAGTTCTAATAATAAGATTGAAGTCTGTTGTAGCATATCAGGTAAGTCTCCTGTAGATATATCTGCTCCTTCTTTTATCTTAGCCAATCTTTCCTGAATAATTCCTTTTCGTATATCTGCTGCTACTGCTTTCTTTTCATCTACTACTGCTTTAGTTTGGTATGAGACATTTTCCATCTCCATTTCTTGGGCTTGTTGCTGTTGCATCTGAGCCTGTTGTTGTTCAGCTTCTTGTGCAGATTCTTCTTCCGATTTAATAAGACCATCTATCTCAAGCCCTAATCCTGCCTTTAAAGGAACGGCTAGCTTCTCAAAATTAAATCTGCCCCGCATTTCTGGTACTTGACCAACTACTTGTATAAGCTGAAGCACTTGTTGTATTGTAACTTCTTTTGCCATGAAAGTATCATAGCTTTTTGCTAGACAAAGGAAGTCACCTTTAATGCCCATGTCCTTTGAGTCTGCCATTAGCCAATGATAGATCGCTTGGACATTTGCTGAGATCATATTATTTAAAGACCGCACAACTCCACTTGTTAATTTATTAGAGTTTTCGTTTAATATCTGCATACCAGTAGCAGTTTTAGTCTGGTACTGTGCTCCTGCTCCCATTCCAATAGGAACTTGTCCTGATGCTAAGTCAGTATTCCTTTCAATAATTTTAAGAAGATCTACTAATCCGTTAGTAACATCTGGTATACTTACCGATTTAAAAGCGTCATTAACACTCTCTCCTGCTTTTAGTCGCCAGATTTTTCCTGGATACATCTCATAGAAATCATCTTGTGTTGAATCAAATGCATTAGGATTAAGTGCTGCCATAGGCAATGAAGACATTGTCTTACCTTCAACTATCATCCCATATACAAAGTTCATCATGTCTTGATCATCTCGGATAGCTTCATATATACCGCTACCCCAAATGGAATCTTCTTGTTCCTGCCAATAACAGAAATCGTATGGGATTCTCCCATCAAAAGGATTTTCAATTGCACGTAAAACTTTAGAGCCTAGAACTGTAATAACTACAGGCATGTGTATTGGCTGACCTTCTTGATTAGCAGGTATATCCATGTATGGTTCAATGTCTTCCCGACCCAACCCCCTATGCCATAGCTCTAATATAGTAAAGTTCTTGGTCTCTTCAACACCAGAGTTATAACGTCTTGGGCTTATACCGCCTGAATCCATTGATGTTTGACCTTCTCCTGTATCAATACAGCTTTCAACCAGCATCGGATCAATAGCACCATTAGACTTAATTGCCATCATCCTCAGTTCTTGTGCAGATAAGAACCTTCTTTGTATAACCCAATCCATATCTGACTTACCTGTTGCTCCAGGTGATGGGAACGTATCCCAAATGGAAATCCATTCAACATGTGGAACCATCTCAGACTCAACAGCTTCCTCTATGATCTCTAACTGTGGGTCACGATTTGCTGTCTGATACAGTGGGTAATCAACTTTCTTTAGTACAATAGACTTAGTAACCCCAGTACCATAAAGGGTCATTTCATTAATAGACTTGCTTAGAGTATCTTCGTAAAATGTTTCGTCAAGGACATCTCTAATTTTTTGCTCGCAATTTTTAGCACGATTAGTAGCTTCATCATAAGGACTGGAAGATTCCAACAAATCAGGAGCAACAAATCTTGGCCTGCGTGATGGACTAAGTTTAAACGGGACTTTGCCTGCTTGGAGAGTAGACGATAAAAGTTTTGTTCTTGCTTCATGTACTTTACGTTTTGTTAAATTCACATAAATTCCACGGGCTTTAGCAACATCGACTGCTTTGGATGTTGTATCTGGGAATTGGCCCCGCATAGCGTGCCATCCGGACTCCCAGATTTCTTCTTTCGTTTTGCGATCTGAATCTGCTGCACCCTGTTGATACAGCTCTTGGACTATCAGACCAAGAGAATCAGGGATTAGCCCCTTCTTTTCTTCTTGGTCATCTGTAATATAGTTATTGCTTTCGGCAATTGGTTCTACCATTACTTATTTTTTCCCTGTTTTCTTCTTCTTCTTTTTCTTTGGTGCAGGTTTTGGTTTTAATCCGTACATACCCATAATATCTCCTTTGTAATTATTACCTACCGTTATGGACTATAGCTTTTTTTTTCTTTTTTTTCTTTTGATCAGGGGTAGCTTTTCTGCTTGCACTAACATCGCTTCTCAAAACTTCCCATTTTATTCTTTGAATGTCCCAAGATGCCAGAGAACCATCTTTCCCTTTAGTAAAAACTTTACCTTCTGCCTGTCTTTCAGAAGCACTTTTCTTTTTTTTTACATGAGACATAAAAACTCCTTTGTAATTATTACCATTTACATTTGTCAGCCCAGTAAGCAGCAGACATTTTACCCTTAGCTATATTTTTACCATGCCTTGCTTTAAAAGACTTTCTCTTTGCTTTCATTTTATCTGACTCACCACCCTTAGGTTTACCCGCAGTAGATGCACCCTGTTCTCCAAATCGAATAGTTTTAATCTTACTACCAACTTTTGCAACTACAACGTGGGACTTTGTTTTGTGGGAAGGAGTTTTTTTGCATTTATTATAACCAGAAACCCCAGCTCTGGCTAGTCTTGGATCTGGTTTAGATGACATAGATTTAATCTAAAAAATAATTAAAAAAACCATTTATGATACAGTGTACGTCTAATTAATATGGCTCGTCAACTAAATGAATTCTTTACTATGACTTGACATAGTACTCTGTACGTTGAGATTTAGGAAAAGAGAATGTAGGTGATGGATCATGAGGATACATATAACACATGTATGCAGCAATTGCTAAAGACATAACCCTGTCATCGTGGCAACCATGCTGTGCTATCTCCTTACCATCTTTGTTAATAACAAATGTCTGAAGCTCATCAACTGTTGTCTTGGAGAAGATATCTATCTGCCTTTCTCTTATCAATCTTCGCAACAGATCGAGTATTAACTTCCTTGTTTTTATATTAGTATTGAACCCTAATCTCTTTTTCTGTCTTTGTCCACGTTCGTCAAGGGCTTTCTCTATATACAAATTCTCGTATGAATGTATTGATGATAGAAACTTTAATGTTAATAAACCATGATTGTTATTTTCAACTGCAACCAGGGCCAGGTTATACCAAGTTGCAATAGTTTTAATAACCCATGCTAACAGATCTGGGTCAATTCTAGCTGACCAAGTAGCGCACTCTTCATAGGTCTCCGCATCTAATACAGTAATAACTGAGTAATCCGAATCTCCTGTTTGGCTCAGTATGCCTTCAGATACATCTACTCCTATCCTATATTCTCTCCCTATTTGTGGTGGATTAAATACTGAGAGTTCGCCTTCTTTATGCCTTTTCATAAAGTAACGCATTTCTTCCGCACCATTCTTATAATTAAAACCATTAACAGGTACTTCAAATTTCGTTGGTGGTGATTCTCTATCCCTTTCGTCTGCGTCAAACCACATCTGAGTTAGTGTAACGCTATCAAAAGCACTGCGTCCTGAAGCCACAAACGCTTCTCTCGCAGTAGTAGGATACTCTTGATGGAATACATTTAGATCACCTTGGCATTCTGGTGATATTATTTTGTTCCTACGCCACTTCAAATTTTCTGGAGTAATTTTAAATACTATATCCCCTTCTTTAGTCTTGTAGGATATTTCTACACCTAGTAGCCCCTTCTCTTCCTCTGCTCCAAATGTAGGGTTATTCCCCATTGTTTTAATAAAACTATCATCTTTCTTTTCTTCTTTAGTTAATTCTGTCTCGTACTCATCAAATACAAACCATGGAAAGAAGATCGGTTTCAATCCTGAATCATCTTTTTCTGCACGCCACCACTCACGTTCAAAGTAATTCCCTACTCCCTTTGCTGTGCTCTCTAGCCATATTTCTGTACCATAGCCCTGCATTACACAGTTCATAAGACCTGTCGCATATTCTTTTGCTCTACTACCCCACCGTGCTACCTCTGAACAATGGAGCATATCAATACCAGCTCCTACAACTTCTGATCCTTCAACAGTACTCATGCCGTAACGAGAGTTAAGACCCTTTCCATCTACCGAACCCCACGTTAACTCTTGCTTACCACTATAGTGAGAAAGGGGTTTAATAAAGTCTGGGTAGTTTTGTTCCATAACCTTAGTCATCTGGAACATCTCTGAGGTTGTATTCTTTGAATGCGTGCAGATATGCACTAATTGGTTAAACATAGTAGCTGCACGTTTAAACATTCTTGCTTGAACATAGGTCGAGATACCAAAACGCCTTGCCTTTAAAACAATAATTCTGACATGGCCTATGTCTTTAAGCTGTTGCTGTGCAACCTCGTGCAATATTTTTTGCACTGAGTTCATCTTGAAAGGGATAAGTTTTTTAGTCCCAAGCTCTTGAATTTTAAGGCAATAATTAAAATAAGCTTTGTGATCTTGCAGCCGATCCATCAGCTCTTGCATTGCTTCTTTGTTAGATTTTTTAGGAGCTACTAATTCCATTAGCTTTACTCATCTCTCTTAATAGTTAGACCATACTCATCATATGGAATAGTACCTTTCTTTAT